CAAACAATATATGTTGGAAGAATAATACCTCGGTAGGAGATTATCCTCCGCTCACAATCACAATACCAGGAGCAGCGGGTGGGCCTAATTTAACATTAACCAGACTTGAGGAAGGGGTGAGTAAATGTTGCAATAACCTATGTAGACCGAGTTGTGGTGATTGTGAAGTGCGATACTTTGCGGGAACAATACAGTCTACAAACGGAATAGTTACCAGGGGAGGATGCGGCACAGACTTTTCGCAATATAATGACCCGCTCATCGGGACCGCCGGATCAATTTATTTGACCACTCAAACTACCCCACCATTAGCAAGGAGAACATTGCCAACATGATTGGAGCATGCTGTTTATCCAAAAATATAAACGGAAAAGAACTTTGCATTGAAGTTTCTTCTGAAGTTTGTTCTTATTATGAAGGAATATTCAGAGGAGAAAGATCTACATGTCCAAAATCTGGTTTTTGTAATGTTAGCAATGAAGGAAAAATAAATGATTGTAAGTGGTGTTGTGGGTGTTCAAAAGATCCAGTTTCATTTTGGCCTTGTTGCTTTTCTGATGCTGATATGGATGGTATATGTGATTGTGCAGAATCATATGAAAACGAATTTGTAAATAAATGCTCAGGAACTGGTAGAGGAGAATGTAACAATCAAGGACATAGTAAAAACTATGTTAAATCTGGTTATCTTTTAAAGGAAAAAGAAGAAAAACAGGAATGTTTTGTTGATACAAGAATACCCAGAGCTTGTTGCTTTATGTTATATAATGAATTTAATATTCCTTTAGGAATAACATGTCAGAATGTTTGTAGCGGAACGGAATGTGATGGTAAAAATTTATCTTTTCCACCTTCAAACCCATCAGTATATTCCAGTGGCGCATTCTGTAATAAAAGATTAACAACAGAACAAACAAATGATTATACATGCATTCAAGAGTCTTCTGCTATTTTGGGAAGTATTGAAAATACATTAACATATAAAAATAAAAAAATAGCACTAAGCAGAAATGGTGTTTGCTATAATTTAAAGAAAGATTTAAAAAATAATTATTCATACGAATGTAAAACATCGAATGTTTCTAAATGTAGAGGTTATTTTGTTCCAGTTGAAACTACAGGAATTGAAAATTTATGTTCTAGTCTACATTCACCTGTTGCACCAACTATTTCTGAATTTGGAATACCAAATCCAGAATCAATGGATTTAAAAACATTCATTAACTTGAAATTATCATTCGGTGATTATTTCAGAGGAGCACATTATATCGGAATATATTCTCCAGAGGCATCGGATTTATATGGTTCAGATATTACAAACATGAGAAAAAAACAAGATTTCTTTAGATCATTTAGAGATGACAGAGGAGGATCTACTGCTAAGTCTTGGGCATTATTTGCAGAATCGAAAGAAATAATAACACCTTTATTTAATAATGAAGAAAAATATAAGCAAATAGAATCTACATCCTTACATGATGGTTATTATAATACTTATGGAAATGGTTATAATTTTACAGGATTTGACAGTTCAACAATAAACACAATAAAGTCATACAACAGAAGAGCAATTCTTGGATGGTATATTCCTTCTATTTTTGAACTAGCATTTTTTGCAAATGTTCTAGTGGATAGTAGTGAAAATTTTTATCGGTACATTACGAACTTTAAACATTCATTTGGTTTTAGATATAATTATACAAGTTCCAGTACATTGAATTCTAAATTAATATATAACCAATCACTAGATATAGATAATAGTGAAAGATTTGGTGCCATTCAAGTATATAGTCCGTATGGTATAAAAACAAAAATAAGACTTTTTAGAAAAATTGAATTGACATATTAATCTTATCGAATATAATCTTTGAAAGGAATTTTATCATGAGCGAAGAATCAAAACCAGAATTTAGAAAAGAAGAACCCAAACAAAAAAAATCATTTCTTAATAATAAAATCAATATGGTTCAAAGTTTTGCATCTGCGATTGCGTCTAGAGGATTTAGTGACAATAAAGTAACCAAACCGATAAAACAACTCCGTGTATTATCATGCTTTGGTAATGAAAATTTAGGTGGAGTATTACCTCCATGTGAGCATCTTAAGACATCTCAAACTGAAGGAAAGCACTTCTGTGGTGGTTGCGGGTGTGGGGACAGAAGAGGAACATGGCTTATTGCAGAAGGCGATGAGTATAGTAAATTGGATTATCCAAAACTAGCATGTCCGTTACAAATGCCAGGATTCACCAACTATGAAAAGTCTAAACCAGACGAAGGGGACAATCCAATAACCAGAAGATACTATATTGAAAATATGTCATATAAAGATGTAGATCTAGTTTCGGTAACTGTGCATAATATGCCAATTCCACAAAAGGAAAATACCGAAAATACCAATACAGATCCCCCAACATCTTAATAAACTATAAAATAAAAAAAGAATCTCCGTATAAATACTACGGAGATTTTTTTATGCCAACAATAAATTCTAGAGAAGACTTGATAGATTATTGTCTTCGAAAATTAGGTAAACCAGTAATACAAATAAATGTAGATCACAAGCAATGTGAGGATCGCATAGATGAAGCTTTACTGTTTTTTGCCGAAAGACATTTCGATGGTGTAGAAAAAGGATATTTTAAATATCAATTAACCCAACAGGATATTGATAGAAAATATATAGAAACTAATAATATTGGGCCAATAAATGGAATAACTGGAGACAGTCCAGATGGTAGAAATATAGTATCCGTAGTTAAAATATTTCAGTTTGGAAATTTTACTTCAATTGATATGTTTGATATTAGATATCAATTGGCGCTAACCGATTATTTTGGTATAAACAGAGGTTTAGCGGGTTCTCCTGCTCTTGGTATGGCAACATATGATTCCACCAAGCGTTATATAAAAATAATTCAAGACTTTTTTCAACCTGAGAAGGCTATTAGATTTAGTAAAGTTACAAATAGATTATATCTAGATGGATCGATGGATGATGTAACACCTGGAAATTATATTATAGTTGAGGCATATGCATCATTAGATCCCGATAAATTTACAGAAATATACAATGACAGATGGTTGCAGAATTATTCCACCGCATTAATAAAGAGACAATGGGGAGCAAACATGGCGAAATATGATGGCGTTGCTCTGCCTGGTGGAATAGTAATGAAAGGTTCACAAATATATTCTGAGGCCGTACAAGAACTTATGCAAATAGAAAATGAATTCTTAAGAAGTTATGAATTACCAGTAGACTTCATGATGGGTTAAACATGGCAATAAATCCATATTTTAGCGAGTATAATGGTGAACAGACACTTCTGAATGATCTTGTCATAGAAACCATAAAGGCAACTGGTAGAGATGTAGTTTATATACCTAGACAGTATATGAATTTTGATCAAACCCTAGGCGAAGACACACAAGGTAGTAAATTTACAAAGGGTTATCTTATAGAGATGTATCTTAGCGATGTTCAACAATTTGGTGGACAAAGAGACATAGTTAGTAAATTTGGTATTCAATTAACAGATAGAATAAATTTAGTTTTATCTAAAACAAGATTTGAACAAGAAGTATCTTCAAAGGAAAGTAATATAAAAAGACCCAGAGAAGGTGATCTTATTTATTTTCCAATGATGGAATATTTGTTTGAAATAAATTTTGTTGAAGATAAACAACCATTTTTCCAATTTGGAAAACTCACAACTTACAATCTAACATGTGAAGTATTCAATTACTCTCATGAAACAATTAATACTGGTAATTCAGATATAGACAGAACACAGACTGATAGAAAAGAATATCTTAAAGTTATTAGTTTGGGTTCTACTGCAGAATTTAATTCAAATACCTTTTTCAAGGGAGAAAAGGTATTTCAAGTTTATGGTGTTACTGGAGCAACCGCTACATTTGAAAATGCAGATGCTGTTGGATTAGTAATAGAATTTAATTCAACATATAACTACACTACTGGTTTGACTGCAAATACACTATATATTGGTGATATAATAGGATCCTTCGTAGCAAACAATAACAGCATTAAGGGTCTTACATCTAATGCAGAATATTATGTAACAGGAATTACAAGTAGCACGATTGTAATTGCTAAAAATCCTGAATCAGAAGATCCAGATAGAGATAACGACAAACTAGAATATAAAACAAGTATTGAATCTATTTTTGACTTCACGGACACAGATCCATTTTCTGAAGGAGAGTATTGATGTTTGGCATAGAACAAAGCTATTACAATAAGACTCTTAAAAAATTAGTCGTTGCGTTTGGATCTATCTTCAACGAAATATATTTGTCTAGATATGATTCCAGTAATGTTTTAAGCGAACAAATACGAATTCCATTGACGTATGGTCCTAAGGAAAAATTTGTGAGAAGATTGACCGAGGCAAGTAGTATTTCAGATGGAACTAAATTGGGAATCACATTGCCAGTTATAGGATTTACTATTACTAATATTGTTTATGATCCTACTAGGAAAATAAATAAACTTAAAAAGGTTGTAACATCATCAAATAATTCCACAAAAAGAATGTGGTCAGAAATACCATATAATATCGATTTTGGTGTTTATGTTTTCACAAGAACAATAGATGATAATTTTCAAATTATAGAACAAATAGTACCAAATTTTACTCCAGATTTTACAGTAACAATAAATTTTAATGAGTTGAATACTAAAGTAGATGTTCCCTTTCAGTTAAATACAGTTCAAACTATGGAAGATTTTGAGGGTACTTATGCAACAAGAAGAAGCGTGAGTAGCACTTTAACTTTTACTGCAAAAAGTTATATTTACGGTAAAATAAAAGAAAATGCATATGGGCCCATTGAAGATGTAGATATTAATTTTAAAAATTTAGTCACAGAAGAGTTTATAACTGATACCGGATATACAGGCGATGCAGATACAGGGAACGTAACATATAGACCATGAGCGATTCAAACGAAAAAATATCAAAAGCATTGGATGTGGAATTTGATTCTTCTGCACCAAAAGAAATAACTGTTTCCAAAAAAGATATAGAAAAGATCAAAAAGGAAAAAAGAGAAGTTATGCTCTCTGGTGATTTTGAAAAAGCAAGAGATAGTATAACAGAAATGATTTCTACTGGAATGGATGCAGTTCAAGGCATAATGAGAGTCGCAGAAGCGGGCGATTCCCCAAGAGCATATGAAGTAGCATCTTTACTTCTTAAGACTGTTACTGAAATGAATAAGGATCTTATTGATATTCATAAGAAAGCTAAAGATGCCGAAAAGGAAAATGTGACAATTAAGAATACGACAAATAACTCAATCTATGTCGGTTCTACTACAGATCTACAGAACCTTATTAATAAATCAAGAAGTCAATATAAAGATCTACCTGAAGCAGAAGTGATTGATTCGGAGGATGATGATGGCGAGCAGTCGGTACAATAAAAAGGGTTACTTAGGAAATAAAAATCTAAAACCAACTGGTGTAAAGGTTGACTTCTCTAAGGAACAAGTAAAAGAATATATCAAGTGTGCAAATGATCCTATTTATTTTGCAAAGAACTATATCAAAGTAGTATCTCTTGACCAAGGTGTTATTCCTTTTGTTCCTTATGATTATCAGGAAACCATTCTTGAAACTTTAGTAAATCATAGACATGTTATTTGTAAACTACCAAGACAGTCTGGTAAAACTACCACTGTAGGTCCAGGTTATCTCTTAAATAAGGCACTATTTAATCAGAACATGAATATTGCCATTTTGGCGAACAAACAAACTGCTGCACGCGAAGTTCTCGAACGCATCAAAATGGCATACGAACACCTTCCTTGGTGGCTACAACAGGGGATCGTTGAATGGAATAAAAACTCCATTAAACTTGAAAATGGGTCAAAAATTATTGCAGCGGCAACATCCTCGTCGGCGGTTCGTGGTGGTTCATTTAACATCATTGTTTTGGACGAATTCGCACATGTCCCTGTAACAGTTGCAGAAGAATTCTTCAGTTCAGTTTACCCCACAGTAACCGCAGGACAGACCACTCAGGTAATTATAATTTCTACCCCAAACGGTCTGAACATGTTTTATCAGTTCTGGAAGGGTGCGATTAACAAAAATAACGAGTATATTCCAATTGATATTAATTGGGATCAGACACCTCAGTTCCCCGGCGGCCCTCTACGAGATGCCGAATGGAAAAAGAAGACTATTCAAAACACCTCAGAGAAGCAGTTTCAGCAGGAGTTTGAATGTGACTTCATTGGTTCAAGTGACACCCTAATTGCCTCTCACAAATTACACACCTTGACATATTCCCCACCTCTGATTAGAAATAAAGATGGATTCTGGATATACGAAGAACCCATAAAAGATCAAAACGACAATGCAAACGATCATGTGTACTTCATGACTGTAGATACCGCCAGAGGACAGGGGAAGGACTACAGCGCGTTTGTTGTCATAGATGTAACCAAACCACCCTACAAAGTAGTTGCTAAATTTAGAAATAATATTATTTCACCTTTAGTCTTTCCCTCCATAATCAGATCAGTCGGCAAAAAGTATAACGATGCTTGGATTTTGGTGGAAGTCAATGACATTGGATCACAGGTTGCTGATGTTTTACATACGGACTTACAATATGAAAACTTGGTAAAAGTTAACATGTTGGGTAGAAAAGGCCAGATAATTAGTGAATTTGGTGGATCCAAAGGATTGCAGTTTGGTGTAAAGACAAGCAGTTTAGTTAAAAAACTTGGTTGCTCCGTGCTCAAGAATCTCATAGAGCAGGATAAATTAACATTCAGCGACATTGATATCATAAATGAATTTACTACATTTATTGCTAAAAGAACAAGTTATGAAGC